AACGTTGCATCATTAATGACTTTTTGTACAAGGTATCTATCGGTTTCAATCATTGTTAATCCTCAATCCATCTAAAATGGATTTCAATAGCCCTTCTAACTGTGGGCCTTCCTGTTATTTTTTGAACACCTTTTCTAAATTCTTCTCTAAATTGTTTTTTTAATTTACCCTTCATCTGTTGAATAGTTGAAGTAAAATATGGACGCTGATGCTCATATTCTGGAGAATCTAATATTGCTCCATAAACTGAAGAAGATCTTGGTTCAGTATCTTCTGAAACAAATAACTTTCCAGGCCATTCAGGATTATACCAAAGATGGTATGAGGTATCATTAGGTTCAATCCCCAATATAACTTTATTACCACTTACCACATAATTAATTGATCGAAGTAAATTCCCACTTTGGGGAACATCAGGATCTCCACCAACATCCGGTGACATAGGTGGGCCACCTCTTTGTGATGATTCATATTTGCCTATCTCTGTATATTTTCCATAAGTAGCACTTTCATTTACAGCATAAACAGTATAGACAAACCCTGAAGGTTTAGCCGTTGCCAACACATGTTTTATTTCTTCTCTAAGATACCATCCTATCCAATCAAGCATTTGATCAATTAAAGGATCTAATTGTTGTAATATAGGAATTAAAATATTTTCAGATATGTGTTTGCCTAACTTACTACCCTTTACGACTCTACGTATGTTAATAATTTCTTCAGCTATCACAGGATCTTTTTCAGACATAATTAAGTCTCAGACAATCCCATATAAACTTCTTTATGATGAAGTTTTTTACTATCATATAAAGGAGCAACAGGTTTTACAAAAAGCTCTGCACCATTCCAGACAACTTTATCATCTTTTTGAATATCTTCATTTTTTAAAAAAAATCCAAGATAGTCATTTTCAGCAGTAATACCTGAAGTCTGAATTCGTAATCCAGCAGAAGATTCAAAAAGATTTTGAATTCTACATTTAACATTATCTTTTAAAAGAACATAAGTTTTAGGAGTAGTGTAGCCTTCATCAGTAGAAGTATCTGTAGAAACCCTATAAATAGTACACCTATGAGCCAATAATCCTGTATAACTCATGCAAAAGCCACCTTTCGATATTTCATTAAATTTTCAAATATCTGAGGAGAATAACCCCTTAATGCTTTTTGAAAAAATGGAGACATTAATTTATAGGTATAATTACCCATACGTTCTGACTCCATCATGGAATTTTCTGGAGCATTTACATAATTTTTAATTGCCATATAACAAAGGTATTTAAGATCCGACATTTCAATGTGATCATCATTATAACCGGCTTTCCAAATCACTTTTACATTCTGAAGATATGGAAAATCAAAACCCTGGCTATAAATTATTTTTCCTGCTGAGTTATATAGAATATACCCATCAGAAGCATCAAAATCATCTGAAGCTGCTGCCGAAATTTCAACACCACTTATTTCAAGTTTAGTTAAAGTTGTTACAGGGTAGGTTGGAAGAAAGAGAGAAGCCAATTTGGGGGCATCAAAAACACAGTAATGAAGAAAATTTAAATCGTAGTTATCAGTATCAGCTATATCATGCGTGAATGTTCTTTCTACCAAAACACGATTACAAAATTTTTCAAATTGAGTAGATACGGCATTAATCGTATCTTCAATCATGTTCTTTGCCCTTTCATCCTCAAGCAAATCTTCATCATCTGACATTTGAAAATAATATGTACTATCTATTAATGCATTTTTATTTAAGGCCATGATTACCTCTTATTTTGCAATGTGAGGAAATAGTCTATCTTTAATCCCAGGATACCTTGCACCATCATTATTACCAAATTCCTCAAATGCTTTTTCCTCCGGTGGATGAAATATCGCTTTATGAGAAGGAGGGCCATACAACCTTTTCTCTCCTGGGGAACTCGGCCTTGTACTTCTTCTCGCTTTTCCTTCACCAACAAAACGATTTCCAATGGTCTCATCTAAAGTAACATCAATTTTACCGAAACTCCTGATTAAACCACGATCTGTCAATTTATATTCTTTTCTCATAATTAACCTCCTTTCAAAAAAAAGGGGTACAAACCGGATGACTTGTACCCCTTGGAAACACCTATCCAGTTTAACATCGAAAATGTTTACATCAAACCGAAATTAAGTTGCTGATACCTTGGGTTTTCTTCCAGTACCATAAGTTAAGGCAGGAGCAGTTCCCACCTGCGTAACAGGTCTACGCTGATTCTCATAAGTCATGAATAGGCAAGCCCAAACACAAGCAGCAGTACCAACGGTGACATTCACCCTGATATATCGCTCAGGATCATAAACCTCAATGAGATACAATCCAGCAGTATCAATCTGTTCCACCGTAATGAAATCAGCATCCCAAGTGGACTGATCCGGTGAATCCTGAATGATCATATCCAAAGTAGAACCACCTGAAACAGATCCAACATCAGCCAGGATAAGCAGACTGTTGGGCAACTGAACATCAGCCCAAAGATCTACACCATCATCGTCCGGTGCATTTGCAGCAGCACCATTGGCATCCGAAACGGCTTGCTGAAAGTACCCGAATTTGTAATTGTTCAACATATCAAACATGATTTTTTCCTCCGTAATGTGTTATTTAAAAATTAATCTTTAGTTAAGAAGTCAAGTCCTAATTAGAATTAGGAAAGGGCTGCATCCAGAGCAACAAACGCCTGGGGAATAGCTGCTTGACCATCAAGGCGACCAGAACATCTGAGGGCCGTTCTGTTATTACGGAATTTGAAATGGCGTGAGGAATCCATGCTAAAGTCCTGACGGAAACCGATGTAGTACCAAGTCCAGGTTCCCAGGATAAGATCACCTGTTGAACCAAGAGCAGGAATTTTACCATCAGCCAGATATGCAGGTTTGCCCAGGATCGTCATATCATAACCCTTGGCAAGATCGGTATACATTTCCTGCAAGACAAGTTCCTTGGAGGAACTACTTACAGACTGTCCACGGAGAGCAGCACGTCCCTGTTTAGTGATAAACCAAACGGCATTGCTATCGAAAACCGCTGGCATACGGGACTCCATGTTCAAAACATCCTGCACTTCAATGGTATCGGCGGTCTGACGGAAGACACTCAGGATCGAAGGATCGTTGAGAATACCAAGAGGTTGTTTGCCTCCGGTTCCCTGGATGAAAGCCTTGTCAGTATACCAGTACCAAGCGGCCCTAAACAGTCTGGTAAGATAATTCACCAGATTGATAACAGAGTCATCCAAAAGGGTATTGGTGATTTCGGTATAACCGGCAAGTTCATGCACGATCATTTCAACCATGCCGAAAGTGGGTTCGGTCTCCGGTTTCTCACCACCTTCTTCTACCCACCCAAAGGTGACTCCAGCAAAGTTATCAAACCCTGCATCCTGTACATCGGGATTCTGATTGAGCTTTGGAAACTGGATCTTCTCACCGTTCATGGGCCACACAGTAGACCTTCCCCATACCAGCGTGTCCTCTGCATCGTACATGATCATGATGTTGCGGAATTCCTCCGGTACAAGGTATCCACCTTCATCATCGATGGTCTCAGACATAAACTTACTAACAATACCTGTTTTCAGATAAGTAGCAAAGTCCTTGGCCCACTCAGTCATATTCTCAGAACATTGTACCCACGGATTGCTTTTGTTGTTGAGATTGATAACAGATCCTTGCGGCGTACTCATGATCCCACCGTCAATTTTCAAAGTGGGGTTAGCCACAAGGTATTTGTTAACATCCTTTGCCTTAAAAGGAATTTGAACATCCTCCTGCAAATCTTTGATCATTTGCTGAACGGTGTCCTTGACCATACCCGAAAACTCATCTCCTCCCAAAGCATCGGCAACTTGGCCTTTCAACAGTTTTACCAGTTCTTCTTTACTAAGTTTCATTTGGAATATCCTCCTATGAAAAATTAAATTAAATTTCGATTTTAAAAGAATCTCTTACTTCTTTTAACGTTTCCTTCAGCTTTTCACTAAACACAGATTTAACCGCATTTTTAGCATTTTCCTTATCGGATAACAAATCATCATCCAATTCAATCATGTCATCGTCATTGGTTTTATCATTGTCAGGGGAAAGCAATGAATCATCCAATTCAATGTCATCATCGGATTTTGAATCATGTTTATCATCGTCATCAGGAGCTAAATTATCATTGCCTTTATTATCCAATACATTTCCATCAGAATCAATGGTTTTTTCGTTAAGCAATGATTTAATTTCCAATAAGCCTCCAAGAATTTTCCCAACAGCTTTTTCCATACCAGTTGAAATAGCTCCCAGGTTTTTCTCAAAGACTGTATTTATTTCCTTCAAATAACCATCCAGTGTTTTTTCTGTATCGTTAATATCGTCCTTATCATCTTTCGGGGCAGGACAAACAGCCGGTTTAGAATCATCAGCATCTTTATCATGACCAGGAACATCTTCAGTTGTCAGTACTTTGAGATCATCATAAACAGGAAGATCTACTTCTTCTTCCTCTACATTAACCTCAAAATCCTTATCTGTTTCTGTCCATTTGTAATAAAACTGTTTGTAAGTGGGTTCATTATTTTCCACAACCCATTTTTGAATTTCGGGAATTTCCCATTTCTCAGGATCAAAGTAATAACCCACAACAACCGGATCATCATCTGATTCAACTGAGAGAGCATACACACACTGTACACCACCTGTATCCTCACCAATCTCTTTAACTTCAGGAGTATGATATTCAGCTAATTGCTGACGTACAGGATAAAACAAACCATTATCCGTTTTAGCAAAATGTGAGGCATAACCCAATTGCATAAGGTTTCTACCAGCAGCATCATCAGCACCATTCAAACTGACAGTAGCATTGGGGTTAGCAGGAATTGTTACTGCGGAAATTTCAAGCAGTTCCTGCTCAAGAAACTCAATTCCTCCCCACCATCGATCATCTTCATCACGATATTTAAACTCAAGTCCTCTGAAACCAACAGAAAAAGATTTCAAAAAACCATTTTTATATTTGTTGAAGATCTTCATACTATCTTCATCGTTAATATCAAACTGAGGTTTGAACAAAAGCTGTTTAGCATCTTTATCAACCCACGTTTTCAAAGACTTACCAATTGGAATTCCCCAATAATTATGACTCCAAGGAACCATAGGATTCTTTTTGAAGTTCTTGAGATTCCATCCATCCTGACGGATAATATCTTTGTCTCTGTCCTCATCCTCAGTGGAGGCCACGGCAATAAAGGTTTTAAGAGAATCATCCAATTGTTCAATCTTCTCTACCGTGTAATCCATTGCCTTTACCGGATCACCATCTTTTCTAATCGGGCGACCATCTTTTGCTAAAATATCATAA